TTATGAAACTTTAGCTTTGTTTTTAATAAAATTGCCGCTTTCACTTCCAGAATAGCTACCATTATCCCATGTCAATATGATTTTACTTTTACTGATTCTCCCCTTTATAGTTATATCATACGTATGTGTTTTCACCTCTATTTCAATCCTACCATTACTTGATAATTTATATTGACCACTATCTAGCGATCCCTCTGAATTAATCATGTCTACGGTTCCATCTTCGTAAAAACAATAATCATAATATGCACTTATGGACTCGTATTCACTTTCTTCATCAAAATCATGTTCAACTACGTCATCAGTTAGACTATATGCTCTATAAAAACCATCAAACCTAATGTATTTGTTCATGTATACATCTGACTTAGGTTTTGCTGCCTCATTAATAACTTGTTGATCAATTTTAGTATCTAATATTTCCTTAGCAACATATAAAAACTGCGAGAATGTGTACATCCAAAAATCAACTTTAGCTGAATCTCTAATCTCTCTGATTAAATCTTCCTTAGGTCGCTCAATCCTTATCTCGTTACTCCTCTTGTAGCTGTAACACCAATCTGGTTTCACATCATTTGTAATAAAAATAATCGTTTTTCCTCTAATCGTTGCAAAATCGATAATTTGTTTCCAAATTATCAGATCACCATATTTTTGTGTTCCTTCCTTTTCCGAACCATCTTTAAATCCTGGTGGGATTTGATTTCTATATCTAACTTCACCTTCCGATACTATCTCAAGTATCTTAGTATAGTCATACTCCTTACCTACTTCAAAATATGTATTGAACGCTTCTAAAACAGTATCTTGCTCAGCAAAAGCATTGATCTCTTCTTCTCTCTTCTTAAACTCACTTTCAACCTCAGTTTTGAATTTAGAGAAACGAGTTTCCAACTCATTGCACACCTTCTCAAAATCGATTGAGATCTCATTATTTATAATATAAGGGTGAGCGTCAGTATTTTTTGTATGATTAATAAAGTCGTTCATTTTGTTTTTAATTTCTTTTATATTGTTTTCAATCGTTCTTATATGCTCTGTTTCCAATTTCTTATATTTTTCTTCAATTGGTTTCTTTAGAGTATTATCCCTGTTTTTAAGATACTCAAAATTGACATGCCCCGGTATCCATAATCTCCCAATTAACTTATTGAAAGTACTATCAAAAATCTCTTGTTGGGAAGTTTTTGGGAAGTAATAAAATTGTAGAAGCGCCGATGTATCAAAAACAAAAATACAGTTCTCCCACATCTCTTTTTCTTTATCTTTTGAAGGAATCATATATTGTTCAATATCTTTTGGATCCATTTTAACCACCCCAACTAGTATACTCTTCCAATATATTACTATAGAACTAGACTTAGTGTACATAGTTAGTCATTAACCAACAAGAAATGAGCGTGTTCTTAATAGCTACATCCCCGTTCTAGAACGGAACCAGTCTTGTTGTCATTAATATTCATTTCTGAAAGTACCGGCATAGGTTCTAACCAATTTTCTGATTGATTTACTGACTACGATTTAATAGTTTTAAAGTCCTAGAAATATTTTCCTAGTTCTGATAGACTATTGATTGTCATATTATCACAGAATTGGGGGAAGAACGTTTTGAAGAAGCCGCTTTATAAGAAATGGTGGTTCTGGGTACTTATTGTTATTGTGGTTGGAGTCTTAGGTAACCTTGGAAATTCAGAAGAACCAAAACAAGCAGCGCCGGACAAGGAAGTAGTTGCTGAGCCTGATACCACAGCAAAAAATGTTGAACAAACTAGTGTCAAAGAGGATGTTAAAGAAGAGCCGAAAGAGGAACCTAAGGAAGAGCCTAAGGAAGAACCAAAAGAAGAACCAAAAGAAGATGATGTCCCAAGGGAACATAAATCGGCATTAAAAAAAGCGGAACAGTATGCGGAAGCTATGAGTATGTCAAAGGCAGGCATTTACGATCAATTGACTTCAGAATATGGAGAGAATTTCCCTAAGGAAGCCGCTCAATATGCTATCGATAACATTGTATTCGATTGGAAAGAAAATGCATTAATAAAAGCGAAACAGTATGCAGAATCTATGAATATGTCAGATGATGCTATTTACGATCAATTGATTTCTGAATACGGTGAAAAATTTACTAAGGAAGAAGCGCAATACGCGATAGATAATTTAGAATAAAATAAAAAACACCCCACCGACCAATTAAGGTTAGTAGGGTGTTTTTTCTTTCTATTCAGCAGGGCTAATCTTTAAAATCACAAGCGCTTGGGATTTTTAAAAATTAGCCTGATCAAAAGGAGTTCTCATTTCGAGAGCATCAATTTGCCGAAACAATGTCATCGATCTTGATCCATTCCCATTCGCCTACACCGGTCGCCAGCTTGATTTCACGTCGATACGTATGAATTGTGGATACTGTGCCTGTCAGTTCCTGGTCCTCATATTCATCGAATAAACGCAATTTGATTGTACGGTGCGTATGAAATGATTCGGCCAGCGCCTGTTCAATCAATTCCATTTCCTGCGGATCAAGAACTGGCTTATCCTTCCTTCCCTCTTCTAGCTGCCTGCGAATTATTGTCTCCTTATGTTCCGGAAGCATCATACGGCTGGACTCCCAGAGGCCGTTACCCTCAAGCTTCTTACGTGTTGTTGTCATTTATAATGACCTCCTATCTTAGCCGATCGATCGAGCGCTTGACCCGCTGCCGTCATTGAGACCGCCCGAATCACAATTGAATTTCCGTATTTGTTTTTTAGAGCATCTGTTGTCCGTTCTAATGCCATTTGTTTCTCACGGCCAGTATCAAACAGTGACATCTGGTATTCGTTATCGGGAGTGAGCTGCGTCACACTAATGCCCACCCTCCGGATCGGCATCCCATCCCAATGCTCTTCCAGCAACTTGCAGGCCCAGCGGTATACTTGCATGGTGATGTTAGACGGGTCCTCCATCTTCATTTGCCTGGAGAAGCCGGTGGGGCGATCAAAGTCCGCTCCCATGCACCCAACCGATACTACATAGCCCGCAAACCCTAAGGCCCGACAACGCTGGCATACCAGCTCCGTGAGCTCCAGTAGCACTACCTTAATCTCTTCAATGGTGCCGTAATCCCGCGGCAATGTCATCATGTGACCGACAGATTTAGGGGCGACTTGGTGAGTTCCCGGCCGCACGGGGCTGTCATCGATTCCGTTAGCGATCCGCCAATACATTTCGGCATTGATGTCGGAGTTCTTTCCAAACTTCCGCCGCATCATTTGTTTGAGCTTGCCCAACGGGGTCTGTGCGACGTGACCAATTGTTGGGAGGCCCATAGTAGTAAAATGTCTTGTCATCCGGCTTCCTGCCATAAACATGTCGCTAACAGGCCGTTTCCAAAGCGTTTCTGGGAGCATTTCCTTGGTCAACGTGTAAATACCGGATGGATTCTTTTTCGCATAATTGTCGCAGGCGGTTTTGGCGAGGATCTTGGTTTCGGCAATTCCGAAGCGAGTATAAACGCCTGTGGTTGCCTGAACGTGGGTCTGAATAATTCGGGCCATCTCTTCAGGAGTGTCCGCAAACAAATGCATCGAGCCGGTTACATCTAGAAATTGCTCATCAATACTGTACGGCTCAACCAGGTCGGTGTACTGCTTGTAAATGTCCGTTATTAGCATGGATACGTCAATGTATCGCTGCATCCGTGGCTTAATCACAACGAGATCCGGACACTTTGCCACTGCTTCCCCAAGTCGTTCAGCTGTAGTGATTCCTTTCGCTTTTGCAAGTGGGCAGGCTGCCAATACAATTCCTGAACGGCGTTCCGGATCTCCTGCAACTACCAAAGGCCGATCCTTATATTCAGGGTGTTCGGCCTTTTCAACTGAGGCATAAAAGGATTGGCAGTCACCAAGCATGATTACACGTTTGGATGATTTCACGCGTATTCCTCCTTCGATCAAAACCAGAACATTTGTTTGTATTATATGCGAACTAATGTTCTTTTATCAATGTAAAAAAAAGCCACCGCGCTCTATGCCTCGGTGGCTTCTTCATTCACGTATTCGATTAATTCATTAATGCTAGTTAATTCGAGTGCCTTATATACCTTATCTAAATTATCAGGGGACCATGCTTTTGATTTGTTCTTGACCATATCCAGAATTGTAGGATAGCGAATTCCGGTCATTTCAGATAATTGATTCGCATTCATTCTCTTTTCAAATAGTATTCTGTCCAGCTTGAGCTTGAACATTCTAATCACCTCATCATTATTATATACGATTATCGTTTAATGTAAACGATATTAGAATAATTTATACGAAATTCGTTGACTATTATACGAATTTCGTATATAATTAGATATATAAAGGAGGTGAACAAGGATGAGAAAAACAAGGAAAGAAGAACAACGAGATGAAAGAATCGCAAAGCTCATGCTAATGGGTGCAACCATTGGCTTAGCTGGTTCAATCATCAACCTCATCACCGCTCTGGTCGACTAATCAGACACCCTGAAAGGGAGCCCCGAAGGGGCTTCCCGTCAGGGATGGTGAAATATCAGGTGTTGTTCTTCTTTCCTTAATTATAACACAAGGAGCTGACCGTATGAACCTTACCAAGATGTATAAAACAACCATGGCATTGAGTGTGGCATCTATTGTAATCAGTTTGGTGACGTTAAGCATCCTAATTGTTAAGTGGTGAATTCCATCTTGGAATTCGCGACAAAAAGACCCTACCGGCTTTGATGCTGGAAGGGTCTTTTTCTAATCGGTAGTTATATGCAGAACTATTCAAATCTTTGCAATGTCAGGCCGAATATCCATGTAGACAAAAAAAGAACCCCGCCAGCCTAAGCCAACGAGGTTCCTTCTACCGATTCCATCGGATTGCATCACGGTGCATACCGTTGATATTGTATTCATTTTAATTCAATTGGGACGATTTGTAAACACTACTCATTTTGTTGTAATCGTAGCCGTCTTGGTCTTGTTATCCCAGCCTATTTTCGTCCCCAGGGCCTCACTCACAGCTCGGAGAGGTACATAGGTCACTCCGTCCACTAGCTTACCGTCTTTGATCTTCTTGCCGTCCACCATTACATTCACCTTGTCGCTCACCGTAACTGCACCCTCTTTATTCTTCAGCCCGAGATACTTAGCTATCCCTTTTACATGTCCATCAATTAAAGCTTCAATGACTTCATGTCGCTTCAATTTGGCTGCATCTGTTGCCACATCGATAAACAGGTTTTCTGTCAGGACGGCCGGCATCTTAGATTCACGGCACATGTGCAGGTTCGCTGCCTTCTGACCCCGATCAATTACGTTATATGGCTTAAGTGCTGCCATGATCTCGGTGTGGAGCACGTTTTGCAGGGATCGTGAAGCAGCTGAAGCATTAGTATACCGGAAGGACTCAAAGCCCCCAGCGCCACCGCCTGCGTTACAATGTATGGAAACCAACAGATCCGCCCCAGCTTTGTTGGCCGTGTCGGTCCGCTCTTTGAGCTCCAGGAAGACATCCGTTGACCGAGAGAGTTCTACCTGTACTCCATCGTAATCACGTTCCAGTTGTTTTTTAATTTCGAGCGCAAGAGTTAGAACAATATTCTTTTCTTGAAGCCAGTTAGCGCCTGCTCCTGGGTCTTTACCGCCGTGACCGCCATCGATCCATACCTTTTTCATTTCGTGGTTCCCCCTTTCCGTGACTCGGCACGTTGAATCTTTTTATCCAGCTCCGATTTCACCCAATCGATAATCGCGTTTAGGACCGGCAGCGGTAGCCAGTCACCCCAACCTGCACGTATCGAGTTGGCCGTCATACTTTGCACCACATGATACAGCGTGCCGATGGCCAGCGCGCCAAAGATAATGCCAGGCAAGTTGAAGACAACATCCAAGAGATGCCCGCCAGCTGGTAGCAACAAAATAAAGAATGTTCTTGCCACTCCATCCAGGCCATACCGGCTGCCATACGTATTATCGCGCTTGGAAGCGCGAACGCCGGACAACCAATCCATGATAACGAAAAAGAGCAAAGCCGTCATAATGGAGATCACGGCGTCCTCATCGCCATACATAAAATCAAAAACCGGGACCAAGAAGGCCCCGGCAGTGCTGAAGATTGCTTTCCATTTATCCACTTGAATTCCCCCTAATAATAATGGATGCCCCCGGACCACCCAGGGGCATAAAAAATACGCCTTGCGGCGCTGCTGGTGAAACTATTCTTCGATCAGGAATTCCAAGCCGCTATCAACCAAGATATCGCGAACGCCTGGCTGCAGGGATGTGGGTACCTCGCTGAACTTCGTCTTGTCCAGGATTACACGTTGAGCAAAAAACATCGCCATCATATCGCCTCCACCTCCTTTCCAGAGTATCCAGTAAAGGAACCGGCGTATCACTGGTAAACCTGTGTGGCCATCTCCGCGATGACATCCTCAATGAATTCCGTTCTTTCTGTCAAAGCACTGTTTTGTGCTTTCAGCAAAATGTTTTCTTGCTTCAGTTCCTCTATCTCTTGAGACAATGGCCTCTGGAATACAGGCGGCTGCTCCTGATCGTTCGGATCAGGATACCAAAACTCTAACTCGCTGGTTTCTGGATTGACTCGGTAATCCCCCTTTTTTGCAAGGACATCATCGAAGTCCGCAGCAAATTGTCCGTATTCAAGTTCAAGTAAGCCGACCGTTTCGGGATTTCTTTCAGAAAGCTGGACATATGTCTCAAAATCTTGCTCTTTTGTTTTTTTTAAAACGAAACCTGAATGCTCTTTCGTATCAACGATCACATTTCCAGTGGCTTTATCATAATAGATTTTTCGTCCAATCAGATTCATATTATCCCTCCTCACTCCGTTGCAAAATAGTTGTAAATCCCACCTCGGCCAAGTGACGTTTGGACGCTAAAAAATCCACTACCGATATTAACAAAAGGGGTACCATCAGCACCATTATCGAGCCCAAACAATCGGTTGAGTGGCTGGCCGTTAGTAGGAGCGTCTGCGCTATAGACCATCACATATCCATTTTGTGCTCCTCCCCAACTGGCCATGGATAATATAATATTTCTCGGTGTAAAACCCAAACCAGCGACACTGCCGGAACCGGTTGTTCTAACGACGTCGATTTGACCCGCCGCCCACTTTCTACCTGTATTAATTTGAGTAATCTTATTCGCTAATACCGTATTGGTATCATCCACAGAAGCCGCCACACCCTTCGCTATTATCGAATTGACGATGGCTTGCTTTTCGGCTGTGGTCATGCGTTCAAGAATCCCCTTAACATTAAAGAGAGTAACGTCTTTTGGTAAATTACCTGGGATGAGTGCTGGAACATTCACCCGCATGTAGTTACTGCTACCAGAGCTTCGATATGCTCCGTAAGGTACTGGAAACCTAAAACTTGGCTGCGCTTGTGGATTCTGAATGTCGCTAAGTGGTATTTCCGTGGTACCAGTGATATCAGGTACTGTCCCCACCAACCTCTTCCCGTCTTTGCCATAAGCAACATAGTCTTGAATCATATGCACGCTTAATCCGCTATGAAGTTCGGGTAAAGTAGCATCGCTGGCGTTTACTATATTCGGGTCTGACAGCTTTGAGATAAGCTGCGCCCATGATTCATTTGTGGATGCCGTTATCCCTTTGGAGTTGAGCACGGCAACCAGATTCGCTTTTTGCTCAACTCCAAGCTGCTTTCCCGCCAGTGCTTCTTTCATCACCTCACCTAAAGCCTTTTCTGTCGGTGCAACATTCTCCCTAATACCATTTGTAGCATTGGAGAGCTGCACAATCCCCTTTTCGGTTAGGGAAGCGTCCGGCAGGACGATTTCTTGTCCATCAGGTAACAATTCAGGCGGGATTTTACCGGTATTATCTAAACCGGCATATCCACCCGGCTTCCCTTTATTGCCGAGAAGCTCCACTTTACTTCTGATTTCTTCTAGGACTTTGTAAGCACGGTTAAACAGCCAATTAAACCAATCGGCCGGGGGCTTCTCACTAGGTAAAAAACCAGCTTGCTTTTTACTCGCTGGCGGCTCAGTACCCGGGTTACCCCAATCGGGCAACTTTTCATTGAAACTCATGGTATCCCTCCCTAAATCGGTAAATCAACATGGTCTGCTGGATCATAAACGGCACCCAAATAACCACCAATACTCCCGGTTAGATCACTAAACCCGGCCTTGTCATCAACTTCAATTTCATCCTGCAACGATGAAAACGCAAAGGTACCTGTAAGCTCGATTATGCCCACCCGCACACCAGCTGCAACGGTCCGCTGTACGATGCGTGCGAACTGGTAAGCACTCATCCCCACGGCATTAATTCGCGCAAGCGGCAGCTGAATAATGCTAATCGCGGCAGGTTCAGGATCGCTCGGATCATTGTATTTTTCGGCAATCTTGATTTCAGACGGCGGTACATTTAGCGCCGTCGACAATACCCGGATAATCGTATTAATGTCCCCCTGGGAAAGATTCCGGGCAATCTTGGACTTGATCAAGATCCGGTAAATTTCATCGGTGGCCACGCCGCGCGATTGCACGACATTGGCCCCGATCCGGTCCAGCGTGGTCCCTTCGGCCGAGTCAATGTCACGCCATGCCTTGACACGCTGCTGCGTGGCCTTCAGGCGTTCCAGTTCATGAGCAAAGATAGCCATCAGCTTTCCTATATTGCTTTGGGTATCCTTGCGGTACACGTCCGTTAGGCGGGATAATAATTCTTTAATCATGATTCCACCACCGTTATAGAGTCGGCATCCACCTGGGCCACGGATTGACGCAAGATGGGCACGTTGCCCTCATGCCATGTCACACCGGCATCCGTGGAAATCTCCACAGTAGCATCATCTACGCCAGGGATAGTTAAAGCGGTGGCCACCAAGCGCGCATGAATGACAGGCGCCCCCATGGAAAGCCCGGAATATAACTGGCCATCCGCATCCTCACCGCCAATGTATTTAATCATGGCCGTCTTCATCATGGCCACGCCTTCAAGGGGGTAGCTGCTATTTTTAGTTACCGTTACCCGAAGCATCACCGGCTTTATGCGGGCATACGAAAAACGGACCTCATGCGGATTACCCGCCAGGTCCGTCACCGTAACACGCTCTGTTCCATAAGGTTCAATACCAGCTGCTTTTTTGATAAAGATTGCGGCCCCGATATCCTCCGGTTGCCCGCCCAAAACATACGCTTCAAACGACTTCCCCGGTCTTCCCTCTGCATCCGGTGTACTGGCCGTATTTTCAATAACAGCTGCAGCACGTACGCCCGGAACCGATAAAAGAACCCCGCGAATGCTATCCACGGTACCTGAACCCCCGGAAGCAACGGAAAGGGAAAAGCGGTCCCGAAACTCTTGGTCGGTTTCCTTCTCACGCCCGCCCCCGGTTGCAGCCGGGTTCGTAACGGCTGTAACATCGGCATTCGGATTCACGATATCCGTTATCCATCCTGCAGCAACATTGCCCGTCTGCCCTGGTTCAATCGCTGTGATATTAGCCATGACCTTTCCATTGCTGCCGATCGTAACAAGGTCATCCGTTTCAAAATACCGTTCCCCTGCAGCCACCCGAAACCCGGCCTGCACAATATATCCCGGCGTTCCGGTTAGCTCCACTTTTCCAACGGCATATTGATTCATGATTCGTGTTACGCCTACATACGGTCCTAATCGGTCCAGGCTGGTCCCTTCCGCTGTATTAACGTAGGCGCTGTTATATACGTCCTCCGTATCCTGCCAAAGCCGGGCTATCACCCAGGCCACGATCCGCAAAATAATACCCAGCGGTGACCGGGCCGAGGTATTAATGGTTTCCCCGAAGGCTTCACGCGCCTTTTCTTCCATGCTGGAAAACACATCTTCGAAGCGTTCACGCTTAAACCCCGTTCGATCCAATGCCATCTAGTTCCACCTCCTGATTCAATGTTTCGCCATCTGTGGTGGTTGCCGTGAACGAGATGAGCTGCTTGCGGGTTTTCGAATCTTGGTTGATTGAAATCTCATCCACCGTATCAATAAAATCCAATTGGTGAATACCTTGGCGCAGTTCCTCTATCATTTCTTCCTGGCTGAGCCCTTTGCCTAAAAAGGTTTCAAAACGAATCCCCAAGTCAGGATCTAGAAACCATTCCTCTTTGTTTGTTCCCAATGTAATCCGAACACATTGGGCCTGTTCTGCAGCTCCATCCACCATGACAAGATCATCCCCGTCTAGGACCAAATCCCCTGCAGATAACCGTAATGATTGCATCGCTTCCCCTCCTACAGTGATCCAGGGAAAATCCCAACAATCACCGCATCATTTTTATCATGCTGGCGCAAGCTGTCCGGGCTGGCCACTTGTCCGGCCAATCCGTTTTTAATCTCTTGATCAGCATACACCACCATTACCACATCCCCTGCATGAAGGACGGGCTTATATACCTGCTCAGCTCCGCCATTGACTGAATACCGGTGTCCGACTGCAGGCACATTTGTAATCGGGGCCGGATCGTCTTTACCGCTGCGAATCAGCGGCTGTACCGTTGCCCTGCAGGTCGATGAATCAAAGGACAGCACGCGGCAGATGGCCGCAACATGAATACCGCCCGACTGCATACCCGTATGCCCCTGAAGGAGCCGGGCCAGCGTCCCCGCTGGGTCGTTCCGGCTCATAGAACCGTCTCCATTGCCGTGGTGAAATCTCCGGTTCTTGAGAACGTGTGCGCACCGCTGCGAACATACAAACGGCCTGTGAAGGTTTCACTCGTCAGGTCCACCACGGATGCGGTTGTAATTCGGTACTGCAGCTGCGAGGTAATTTGATAGCCCTTGGATTCGTCATCCTCCTGGTATTCTGGCACCCCAATTAACCCCGTTGCTGCAGATAGCTTGAACCGGTTGTCAGCTCCACGCTTGAGGTTGCGAATATATAAGCGGCCTTTATTGATATACACGGCCGTTTTACAGTCCTCTGCCACTTTGGCGATAATGCCGGTTACCTCACCGGATGCCGTGTACCCGTCCGTATACCGGTAATCTCGTACTAGCTCAAACTGAGCAATGGGTAAACCGATCTGCCCGGCCATGTCTTTGATAATGTAACTGGCCAACGTCCCCTCTTTATAACTGACGTCTTTCAGGGTGCGCTTGCTCAAGTCCTCACTATCGATGACATAGATGGTCGTTACCTTGTCTACGCCTTCGCGGCGACTGCGTACGGCTGAAACAAACCCATGCAGAATGACCCCCACATCTCCGACGTACCCGGCATTCACCATCAGCGTATCCCCACGCTTGATTTTATTAATCGTCTCGGCCGTCAGGTTCCAGATTTTAATCTCGGATTCATTCGGCAGCGTATCATCATCAAAAGGGACAGAACCTTCTATGTTGAACTTATCCATGGAAAAAGTCATCCCGGCCACCATGACCTCCACCACACGACCGAAGTTAGCCATCGCTCACCGCCCCCTCATCTATCACATACAAAAATACGCGCTCAGACAATGTGGCCCAGGTGACCGCCTGGCTCTCCCCAGATAAATCCAGCGGCAGCAGCGGATAGGCTGGGAACCGGGAATCCTGGATGTCTCCAAAAAGCGGCACACCATAGACCAGTTTGGCCCCGACCGCCAGCACTTCGGTATCTTGTTCAAGATCCACCGTAAAAAAGTCGTGTTCTGCATTGTAATGGACCTCAAAGGTATAGGTCTCTTCGGCAATGTCGACGTCAAACCGATACGGAATTAGCTCCTTTTCAATGTCCACATACTCCATATTCCCAATCACCCCCACTTGCTTCCTGGCTTAAATTTGACCTTCTGAGTGGTTTCCTTTTCTTTTTTGCTCTTGGATGATGTGCTTTTTTTACTGGATTTGCTCTTGGTCTTCGTTTTTTTCTTTTTGGTGCCTGAATTAATAATCGGTGCCGCCTGGGACCGGACCGGGGCAGGCAGTTTGCCTGCTGCCGATGTTTCGGCCACGCGGATCTCCTTCAACGTGAAGGAAATCGCGTACCCATTGGCTACCTGGTAGGTGTGATTCGTCTTCAAATCCGTGATGACCCCCACAAAGGCATTCCGGCCAACATAACTGACCAGCTTGCCCTTGTCTGACAGGTTAATGAGATCCGCCCGGATTTTCGATGCATTCGGACCCACGACATACCCGCTAAGAGCCATCGAGCGGCCAAGCCGCTGCACATGGTCCGAGATGGCAACCCCTTTTTCTACCGGCTGCTCGGTTACCTCATTGGCATACACCGGGTCTTCGGTTTCAATCAAAATGTACTGCCCGTTAATTGTTGCCATGGATCGCCGCCCCCTGTACGTTCAAGATGCGCCCGGCGCTTTCAAAGATTTCTTGTACCTGGCGTTTCACTTCGGCCGCAATCACCTGTGCCGTATGCTCTGCAGCTGCGGTGCCGCCACTACCTGCACCCGCCGGAACATTGATGGTAATTTCAATGGGTGGCATTGCGGCAGAAGTCGGCGTATAACGAGCGGGCGCAGCCGGTTCTAAGCGTGCATCTTTTGGCGCTCGCGGCTGCTGCAGCAAGCCCTCCAATTTGGAGAGTGGCAAGACAGCCTCGCTTTCTGCTCCTTCCCCGATCATGGCCAGTGTCGGCCCGGTAGCGATGCCCCCTTTGGCCAACATCGGAATGTTGGGAATATTAATGCCAAACTCTTGACCGCCAGCCCAGTCCGGAAGGGAAATTTGAATCTTGTTGAGTCCGTTAATCAGCTTATTAATGCCGCTAATCATGGTATTGATAAAGCCTGTGAACCCACCCTTGATACCTTCCCATAGACCACCAAACCAATCTTTGACGCCACCGAATGCCGTTTTAATGGATTCATACGCACCGGTGAAGATATTCCCAAAGAAGGTCCCCACCGTGGAAAAAACCATTTTGGTGGTTTCCCAATTGGATCTAAACCAGCCGACTACAGCGCCAAATGCATTGACTATGGCTTGGTAGGCCCCTGTAAAGATTCCGCCGAACCATGAACCGACACTGACAAAAACAGCTTTAATTCCGTCCCAAATGCCTTTAAACCAAGAACCCACCTTGCCCATTGCACCGACAATGCCGGTATAGGCTTCATTGAAGCGCGCTTTAAACCATGAACCAATCACACCAAAGACCGATTTCGTCCAATTCCAGAACCTGCCCATAGCGGCCTTGACCTTATCCCAATGCCGGATCAATAACACAATACCGACAATGACAGCAGCAATCCCGACCGCAATCCAGGTCATGGGATTTGCCAGCATCGCCACATTGAGGCCCAGCTGGGCGGCCGTGGCCATCAGGGTTCCGGCTCGGAATGCCTTCATAAGGACCGTGATAGTTTTGACGATCTGCATGGCCACAAAGGTTCCCTTTAGAGCAATCATGGCAATGCCCAAATCAATAACCGTTTCCCGGATCGTTTCCCAGTTGCCACTGATGAATTCATATATGGCCTTGGCCTTATCCGTAACAAACGTGATTGCATTCCCGATGGTATCCCCGATCGCATTCCCGATGGATTCGATTTGCGGTTTATGATCGGATATCCACTGGCCAAACTGATTCAGAAACGGCAGCATCTTTTGCCCAATGGGAATGAGGATACCGGTTTCTAATTGCCTGCCGAACATGGCAAACGCCTCGCCCGGTTTGTTGAACTTGATTTTGTTCAGCTCGGCCATGCTGTTGAGGGACATATCAAACTGACTATCCACATACCCCATAGCCGTAATGACATCTTTCTGCAGGTCTTCGAACTGGGTCCCGAATAGCCCGACCGCTACGGTGTTTTGCGCAACCGGATCTTCAATATCCCCAATCATTTGGGTAATCTGAGTAAACGCATCTTTTGCAGCTGGTCCCCCAGCCGCGAAGGTGCGCATCATCTGATCGGCATTGAGTCCGAGCATTTCGAACGCTTCAATCGCGCCTTTGTCTCCGGCATCCTTGGACCGGATACCGAATTCTTTGACGGCATCCGCTACTTTATCTAAATTAAATGCGCCCTCTGCAGATCCCGCCGCCAACGTATCAAACATTTCGTTAGCATCAAAACCAAGCGCCTTGAACTGCAGTGAATACTCATTGATGGTATCGATGAGCTCACCAGAGAAATCAAGACCTTTCTGTGTCCCTTGAGCCACCAGGTTAAACGCTTCTTCGGAGGAAATACCGAAGTTCTCCATCATCGTCTTGGCAGCTCGTGCGGACTCGTTGACCTCAATACCAAACGCATCCCGGAGCAGTAAGGCATTCCGGGTCGTGCTTTCCAGTTCATCCCCAGTCTGTCCGGTAATCTGTTGCACGCTTGCAATCGAACTACCTAGATCCTGCCAATCCGATCCGAAGTTTTGCCCATACAGGTTTTTGGCGATATCCCGCGTTTCCTCCATCTGCTCTGCAGCAGCGCCGGTGGCCATTTGGATATGGGACATCGACTTTTCATAATCGCTAGCGGCTGTAGTACCGGCAATACCGATCCCTGCAGCGGCCACCGATGCAGCCAGGCCAAGTCCGACCACACTTTTGGTCAGCATGGACATTTTCTTGTCTGCATCGCCCAACCCTTTTGAATTGACCTTAAAGCCTACGGCATACATCAAATTTCCGATGATTCCGCCAGCCATGTGGTATCACCTCCCGAAACAGCAAAAAAGACGCCCGATGATGGACGTCTATTTCCGTTTTTCCATTTTCTTTTGCTGTTCCATATACAAATCCAGCGCTGCATTTGCTTCTAAGATATCGTCATCGTCCATCAAGTTTAAATCACTGTAGGTGATAGACATATCACTGAGCAGCAGACGCCATTGCAGCCAGTTTCGGCTTGCTCGTTCTTTAGCTTCCTGGTTGCTGATCGTCATCGGCTGCTTCCTGTTCTCTGCCCGTAATAAAGGCAAATGCCGCACTTACCACTTCGGTCAAATCGGTGTAGGATTCAAAGTCTTCCATGCGCACCTTCGGTTCGACCACCACATGGGTCAACATTTCATCAGCCAGCCTTTCATCCAACGGGACGCCGTGTTTGTTCTTCACCCGGTCCGTGATCTTCGTGACGTTCCGCACGCCCGGATGCTGGAAGGTATACACCGTCCCGTTTTTAGCTGTGAATTTCTTTTGTTTGAAGTTTGCCATTGATAATCATCCTTTTCTAATTTAGATTTTGTATTTGATTAGTTGAACAACATGTCCATGCACTGGAATTCATACTCGCGGTCCTCCGCCTCACTGCCATAACTGCGTGAGGCAGGCTTTTTAATGAACGCCTCCGAGACCGTCACCGTCTCTTTGGGTGGTCCGGCATTAATGACCGATACTGGCACCAGCTCACCAGTGTTGGCCAGCTTGTCCAGGTACGCCACTTGTGGGCTTGTCTGGAGTAGCGTCACACTGATGGTACCGAGGGGATTGTTTACCTTCGTGCGAACGGTATCCCCTTGCGCCCCCACCTTGACCTCATAGTTGTCTTCATCCTTTTCGATTTCGACCATGGATTCAGCGAACCCCGTCAGAAACACACCGCCTACCGTCACCGTGACGGACTTGGCATCAAAAGTTGTAGCTTGTGCCATCTTCTCTCATCCTCCCTTATAGTCTGATTTGGCCGCGAATGGTGGTTTCGTGGATCGCTCCGGCCAGCTCGAACCAGAATTCACCGCCCGTGTATTTCCGCGCGGCGCGGTCTGCTGGATCTACTTCCGCCCGGCCCTTAAAGTTGGTTCCATACAGGGCCTGGCCATCCTTATCCGCCGCTATGATACCCTGGTTAAACGCACGCTGCAGCACGGTCCGCACCACGCCCTCAATCTGAGCAATCCCAGTATCGTCAAAACTGATCTTCGGCGCATTGTTCAAAAGCGTCTGCACGCCATGCTCGATGCTGAATTTGACATAATCTTTGGCATGGATGATGTCGATGTACTCCCCACTGAGTGTCTTGCCTTCGCTCGTCTGGTTCTTCCCAGCCTTGGTTACATAGGTGTTCGCTCCGGCTGCATGAATCGCAAGCAGTTCCGTATCCGATACTTGCATGGGTGCAATACCGGTCAGCCCTTTAAACTTCCAGGTCAAGGAACCCACATCAGCAGAACCTGCTCGGCCCACCCAGGCGGCTTCCGGGTAATTGGTGATGTCTTTGTGGTAAATGACCGTGCTGCGACTGTAATCCGTTCCGGCCAATACGCCTACATCCGTCAGGTCCGACGAACGGATAAAATACTGCCTTGAATTGTTTTGCTCGACCGCTTCCGCAATGTCGCCCACATCGTCGATATCCGTTGTGGTGGCAATCAGGAAATACCAATCCTGGTCAAACGCACCCGGCAAAACTTCCGATAATGGCTGATCGGTCTTCCGACACATAATCGCAATCTCTGCCGGGGAATCATCCCCCTGACTCAGCAGCGCCTTTGCGGCCTTGTACTCTTCGGTAGACTCGTTAAAATCGACCTTCACCCCTTCCAGGTCCGCATAAGTTTTGTATGCGGAACCGGTGGCGCTTGTACCCAGGATGAGGGGTTTGCCAAATCCAAGCTTTGGCGTTGGGCGCTCGATGTCTATAATGACCGTTACATCTTTAGCCATGTGTATCTTCTCCTTTCAAGTTCACGGTTTCTATAGGGTTTAAAGCCTGAACAATGACGTTTGGTGCTCGTAAATTGAGTTCAAATCCATTCCGGCGCTCCCATTCCTCCCCGATCTGCAGATCGTTATTTTGGGTGGCTCCCACCTCGGTAATCACTGCGCCTGTATTATCCTTTAGGAGCCAATGCCCGTCCGTCATGAACCAATCACGGGCGCGGTTCGCTTGGCTCACACTCTCCAACCGGCTTTTAGCGTAACTTTGGAAGGCTACACTGATAGTGACCGTCCCGGAATGGATGAGCTGGTCCCCGTCAGCTGTCACCGCCATATGTCCGATGGGGCTTCCCTCATCGGTAAAGCTATACGTCATAAATGGAAACGGGGGCAGCTTTCCCTTGCCGTCCAACTCTATGACCGGTACACCTAAATGAGCCGTCATGCCTTCGATAAGGACCTTGCGAATCAACTCAAACTGGATCATGCGTACTCACCCGTTTCATTTTGTATTCGGATACGTCATCATAGGCGGACCAGTTATCATCCATGTGGATGGTGTACTGCCGGTTTTCATACTCAATGACATCCCCGTTTTGGTGGCGGAATGTCGAAAACAACATACGGTCATCCTCGTCGTACTTGCCGCCATCTTCCTGCAGGAATGAATCCCCCATCGGCTGCACTGAACCTCTCAGGGGCAGCTTGATATCTTGCGGCGGCACATAGACCCCCACGGAATCATAATGGCCCTCAACCTGGCGGATGAGGGTATAAGGCAATTCGTATTTTCGCAGGATGCGACTAAAGCGAAAGCGCATGTCTACCTCCTTTTTCTTGTCACCTCAAAGGTTAAGGCGTTGCGCAGGTCCTGATCTTCAATCAGCAGTTTCTTGCCGCTCTTACGGCGTGCGTAAATCGGGGATAGGGCGGGCTGCTTGATCCGGTCAAAGTTCTTTTGCATCCGGTCCAGACCCAGCTCCCCTATCTCCTGCAGCAAGGCATCCGCTCTTTTCTTGCCTAGGGCAATGTCGGTTAACGATTTACGGACCAGCTTGCCAATGGGTACCTGGCCTTTCTTTTTCCCGGTTCCGACAAAGGAACGGGCGGGGATGTTCATTTTGGCGGACCCATGTTCATGCACACCCGCGATGAGCGCAAGTTCCTCATCTCCCTGCATTCCTATATGGACCTCCTTGGACGCTAGGGGCATGAACCGATCAATTAAATCAAGGGGGCTCATGAACTGCGTAACCTCGACATTCGCGCGTCTGTAGCGCGTGCGCCTCCTTCTGCTCATACCCAGCGCCCCACGTACGGCAAGATTAACGACTCAACCGCCGATGGCAAGCGCCCATCTGCATCCGTATCTGCATAGGTGACGTTGATATTTCCCACCCGCTCCGACCGAATGCCTGGATCTCGAAGCAGCAGCTGTGCGAAAAGCAAGCAGGCCAGCTCTAACGGTTCCGGCAACGTGCGCGGCTCGTCGGTTGTTGCATCGCCTGGAAGCACATACCCCCCGATATAGTTGACTTGGATATTATGGTCACCTGTTGGCCACCCCGCTTCCCGGTACACCCTCCCATCATCCAACAACCGATAATCCCAATCGCTTGGGAATTCGACGCTATGAATCGGATAATTCCGAAGGTTAATATACTTGGATCTCCCATCCCCGCTAATCTGTTCCGTGTAACGCTGTTTTTTGAATTGTCGTTTGCAGCGGTTCTCAATGGAAGCAGAGGCTGACGCAATTTGCAGCGTCAGCATGTCATCCCCCCACGTATCGGCCACTGAGCCTAACAGGCCTTTCAGACGAGTTAATGTGGTCAACATTACCCCTTGCTCCCTTGCGTTAACTCAAGTGCCTCCACTCGGGAAATCAATTCGTTCCACTGGGCTTCTGTGGGGAATCCCGGTTCCCCTTTAGGGCCTGCCGGTCCTTTGGCTCCCGGCTCCCCCTTTTCACCTTGCTGACCCGCTTCCCCTTTAGGTCCAATGAGGGAGTCAAGCCATTCCTTCTCAGAGCCGCTGTAGCCCTGTTTTACGGCGATATTGTAGGCAGAGGGTCCTTCTATCCCTCCCGCTCCTGTAAAGCCGTCAGGGCCTAGGACAAGTTCCTTTCCGTCCCTTGTGATTTTCCCCTCACCTTCAAAAGCAAGCTCACCCTGAATCACCCAGCGCTGTCCGCCGGGCTCCTTATAGTTTTTGGTTGCGTACATGCTATCCCTCCAATCGAGGGGCTAGGCCCCTCATCTTTTAGTTAATAGTCAATTGCCCGTACACCACGGCGTCCAAATCAAACGCCCTTACATCTTCACGCTGAATGGCCCGGACGTCTGTCGAGTTACGGGCAAAGGACTTCCCGCCAACATTCGTGGATGCGATGGAATACTGCTGCCGATCAAACAAGACTACGGCTTCTTTCAGATCCCCGATAATCATAGGGGCCAGCTTGGTGGTTGTGCCTGTGCTTGGCAACCAGCGGTTCGCCATGACAACAATCGGTTTGCCCTTGAACATTTTTTGTGTCGGATTCAAAGGATTTGGCTGCAGCAGATCGCGTCCGTCACTGTCTTTTTGTGTATCAAGATAGTGGAATCCGTCCTGGTTCGTCAGAATGATAGCTCCCTGGCTAATCGATGGGTCCAAATCCACATTCAAGACATGTTTGATATCATCCAGGCTTGCAAGCGGAACCTTTGTTTTGGTGTCCAGCAATGTCAAGACCAGTTGATTCCGGGTCACGGTTGATTTTTTCGCAATCCAACGTGCCAGGTAGGACATTAGATTTTGGTCTGTGTCCGAAAGCAAGCTATTGCTAAGGGGAAGAATGCCCCCACGGTCCTTGATGGCGTAAGCAACGGATGCAAATTTAGGATTGTCCATGTCATCCAAGTCTGTCAGTTCCGTAATTTCGGTGAACGGTGTAATGTCTGCGTTTTTCTCAATAACTCGGGAACCGCTTCGTGTGGAAACCGGCTCCACGGTAATATAAGGCTCCAGGGAAACAAATTCCCGCTTCTTTTCATGAATCAAGGTGACGATGTCTTTTGGCACAAGCAATCCGCCATCCTCATCCACTCCCTCTTGCATACCGGCGCGAACTTCTTGGATGCCTTCTTCAATCAAGGACCGTTCTTCCGTATTCAAATGTTTGTTTCGAAGGGTTTTTAGGAAGGCATTCCGATACTGTGCGGACTTGTCTTGGTCATCAGACCGTTTTTCCGGCTCGACAATCGGATTTGTTACGCCTGGCGTGTCACTCTCACGGATTTCAGCCAGCAATTCAATTTGCTTTCTCAGCTCCTGCGCTGCATCTTTCGCTGCTCTCGCCTCATCCAGCTTCCCATCACCTGCCAGGCTGCGGGCTTCCTCCAATTTCTGTGCCAGCTTCTGGCGTAATTCGCGTTCTTTTTCGTCCATGGTAGTACCTCCGTATATTGGATTTGGATATAAAAAAGACCCGTTAGACGATAGCTAACAGGTCAAGTTCCAGTAACAATTTTTCTTTTTCATGCTTTCGCTGTTCTTTGGTTGTAATGCCCAGCTGCTCAATACTTCGCTTGTTGACTTCGCTGCCTGGATATGCGGCAAAAGGAGTCGGAGATACTTCGAATAAGTTCACGTCAAGCAGCGTGCGCTCGTACACGTCTTCATCTTTCAGATACTGCCATGAATCACTTCGAACATAGAATCCGAAGCTAACCCCGTCCACATCTCCACGTTGTATGGATTCGTAGGCATCATTTCCCCATGTATTATTCGGCAAGTCCAGTTCAAAGGCTAAACCCACCTCGTCCTCCCATAACCGCAACGTTCCATTTTTGGTAGAACCGAGAACAAAATCGCTCCGATGATTCCAAAATGCTTTAATTGTATTTTCTTGCAGGCTGCGTGCAAAAGCTCCTTTCGCCACCCGTTCATAAAATTCGCCCCAAATCAGCTGGCTCCGCTGATTGAACTTGACGACATAACCGACGACGGTTCGGGTTGTAGCCCCTCCCTCATTTTCGGTGCTTCGAATTTCAATTTTATCCGCTGGTATAAACCGCTTTACCCGTTCATCCATCTACTCACCTCCTTTCTCGGTTTTCAGACCGGCTTTCAGGGCTTGATACTGGTCCATCTTTTCCAGACTGACATAGTTCAGGCTGACAAAATGACGGTCGCCCATCTCCCCGATGTTGTCCCTCTCTTCCAGCTCGCGGACTTCGTTAATCGTGTAGACACCCATCGCAATCATTTCTTTGTAGTACGCTGCCCGGCTGGCGCTGTCCCCTCGGAGCTCTCCGGCAACATTGAATTTCGTGTAATACCTCCGCCGTTCCAACTCCGTGAACAACTTATAATCACATTCCTGTTCCCAATTCGTGATGATCGGCTGCAAGGTGCTTTTCACATACTCCAACGATTGATTTTCCATATTAGAGAACTTGACGTCCGTCAGGCCCAGCTTGTAACCTGGCACCTTATAGATTTTGGCGACTTCACTAATACCGAATTTACTTGTCTCGATGAACTGTGCATCGTTGAGGGGCATGCCTAAATTTTGGTACTCCATCCCAGCATCCAAAATCGCGATACGGTGCGCGTTATTCAGTCCGGAATTCGCCTTTTGCCATTCATCCCGCGCCTTATCCTTGGCAGGCTTGTCCAGGGAAGTCCCTTGAGGGAGCCGCAATATACCGCGCGTGGCTGTTCCATTTGCATAGAAGGAGCCTAAAAACTTGCGCTGGGCTTGCTGTACGCCCAATTCCTCCCGAATGACCGAGATGGGTGTAATCCCCTTCAATCCGCTTTTGCTGATGGATCGGAAATGTAAAACATCGATGTGCCGGATCTTGCGCATTTCACCGCTCGGCAACGTGGTCACATACCAGACTTCCCCGGTCACATTGTCAACATGAACATCGGTCTTAGAAGGGTCCAGCGGCCAAAGGGCTTTTGGTCGTCCATTATTGATCCCGCTGGTTTCCCATTCAATGTTGGCATATCCATTGCCCCATACCGTCACATGGACTTGCATCAGCTCTTTAAAGATATAGGCGCTCATGTATGGATTCGAACGCACGCCAAGCAGCTGGGATGCCGGATGGGATGTGTCTTTTTCAATCCCGCTTCCTTTCTTTTTAAAGACCTGGAATGGTAGCTTTCCGATATCCCCGCCCAATATGGATGCGCAAGTATAAACGTTGCTGTTCAGCAGCGCCTTGTCATTGGTGATTCGCTCCCCGCTTGATGTGTTGGACACGCCAAAGAGATCCAAAAGCCATTGCTTTGGATTTAGCAGCGAATCATCATCTGAACGCCGTTCACGCCAGCGGCGGAAGACGCCTTTTTTCATTGGTTTTTCACCCCCTTCCCTAGAACGAGAAGTCATCATCCATGATATGGGCATTCAAATCGATGCGGCCACCGCCAACCATCGCCCGAACCATGGCGTTGATGATCGCCGCGACCAAATCAATGCGCTGGCTGTCGTCCTTGTGCTTTTTGCTCAGCTTGATATTGCCGTTGTTGTCGATAACCTCAATGGCATTGGCCAGGCACCAGGTTAAGAGCGGACTCCCATCGTGAACAATTTTGCCCTGCAAGATCAACTCGCGGAAAAACTTGGTCGGCTCTGAAAGCGTCTGTACCCCTTGCCGGATTTCAACCCGCTCGTACCCTTCCGCCTCCAATTGCTGCGTAAAGTGCGTTGCGTTGTAGGGATCGTAACAGACTTCCTTCACAAACCAGAATTCATCCCGCTCCATTTTCTGCATATGGGACTGAATGAAGCTGTAATCCACCACCTCGCCCGGTGTCAGGGTACACCACCCTTCTTCTGCCCACTGGCGATAGGGCACCCGGTCACTATGTTCATGCTGCGTGGCCCGCTGCTCGGGCATGAATCCATGCGCCGTGACCGCATAACGTCCTTCGGGTAAGCGGAACACATAACCGGCGGCGGTTAAATCGGTCGTCTTCGATAAGTCCAAACCGCTCCAAACCTCCACACCGCGCACCAACTTAAAAAAGTCCGCTTGCGACACGGCAAGGGACTTCCATTTATTCATATGCTCACTGGTCATGTATTTCTGATCACTGTCCGACTGCCAGCGGTTTACGCGCTTGGTCAACCACTCCCGAATTTTCGTCGGATCATTGGAATGGTACGCCTCGTCATGCTCGACACGAATTTGCTTCAGTAATTCTTCTGAGTATTCGTTTTCCTCCTGCAAAATCGGGTTCGCTTTGGGCCATAATGCCTCATTGTGCGGGTCATCTTCCTTATCCAGCTCCCGAATCATACAAAAATAGGTCTCATTCATGGGGCGGTTGCCGCGCATCATCATGCATAAAAAATCGTACTCTTTTTTGCATGGACTGTTTTCAGCGTCTTTTCCCGCTGTGCTGATGATCTGCATCAGGGATTGAAGCCGTTTCCCGAACCCGGAATAGGAGACATCCACGATTTCAGATGTCGGGTGGGCGTGATATTCATCGATGATCACCAGGCATGGAGCGCCGGAGTCCTTGTTCTTGGTATCTTTAGATAACGGTCGCATCCAGCCGCCACGGGAGCGGTGTTCCACATAGGTTTTTTTGATGTTCAGGCGCTTGGCAATATCCGGGCTGTTCTCCCCCATCTTTGCTGCATCCAGCCAAACCCGTTTCGCCTGCTGCTTATCGACAGCCGCACATTCCACTTCGGGGCTATCCTCGTACCGCTTATTCGTAGGATCGCCAGGCGGATAAATACAATCGCCCATCATGCCATACAGGGCCAGCCCACTCATTTCCGTGGACTTTACATTTCCCCTTGCCCTCATGTGGAACGCTTTACGGAACCGGCGTTTTCCTGAATCCATATGTACCCAGCCATACACGCTGCCTAGGTCGAATTTCTGGAAGGGAAGCAGCTGTATGAGTTCCCCGCTAAATGGCCCCCGTACGTGACGGCAGCAGCGTTCGAACCAATCAAAAATACGGTCGGCCCGGCTCTCATCAAACACGTAAGGAAAATCAGGCGTCGCTTGCCGCTGCAGGTCGTTTAAATGACGCTGACAGGCGAGGTACTCCATTTCACAGCTCAGACGTTTACCTAGAACAATCTCGGCGGCGTATTGATGTGTTGGATGCAGATCCTCCCAATCAATCGAAGAGTTCTGCATTTTCATCAACCTCCCCATCTGCCACACGTTTGGCCAGCCGCGCCCGCGACTCTGCATTCAGTCCCAATTTGTTGGAATAGGAAAGGGCGATACCTGCATACCGCTGCGACATTTGGACATACGCATTCGGGACCTGAATACCTGATTTATTGGTTTCGGTATAACCATGCTCATCAATGAGGCGGTTAGCCTCTTGGACCTTGGACACTGCATCGCAGTAAATGCCTAGTACATCCTCATCCACTTTATCCAGGACGCCGAACTCTTCCATGTCCTTCACGGTCTTCCGCCATACCTTTCGAGCTGAATCATCCAGCCATTCAGGGATACGCAGCTTGAGCTTCTTCTTTCGATTAAACTTCTTTGCGGCTTCCTCTCTGGACTCCACTTCCTTTTTGGTCCAGTTCTTTCCGCCACCTTTCTTCCCCACTTGCATATGGTTAAAATTAACAACCGGATTCGTCAATTGTTCTCCCTCCTTTTTTCCCGATTTCACCACGGGGACATTTTTTTGCATTTGAGGGGGCCGCGGTCTATAACAGTCTTTTCAAATATTTGACTACTAGGGGGGGGATATATCCTCCCTTAGAAAGCTCATTGAATAGATTTATATTACGTTGTTCCGCCAGCTCAAATATCCTCCTCTTTTTTCCTACTCTTCTTACCAGCCACCACAATCCTAGAGTTCCTAGCTATATCCTTTCTTAACTCAAGAGTTTTTTGGGCATCACCTTTTGCTTTAGCAAGTAATACTTGTAAAAGTGGATGCCCTGACTCCTCAATTTCTTTTGAGTTCTTTAACATCAAATCATCTAACTCCGATTTCCATCCAAGTTCCTGCAACGAGCGAGCCTGCCACCACAGATCTTTTTCTTCCGAAAACTTTTGTAATGCCTTCTCAAATAACCTATTAATCAAATTCTTCTCGACTAACTCTTTTAAATAAAAAGCAGCAGAAAAAGGATTGTCCTCTTCTAAATCTTTCAAAATACTTTTTAGATAATCCTTTGTAGCTTCAGTATCCATACCAATTCCAAGATAAAATCTAGCTCTTTGGCTGTAGTTTTTATTCTTTGTATACCGCTCAGTTTCTCGCGCAATTACGTCATCTGGGATTAGATCCGCTCTCCCTTGGATACTTCTCAAATCGCAAATTGATTGATCAGAAGGATTTTGACTCAGAGCTATTTCAATGTACTTATCCCGTAGTTCATAATTTCCAATCGAATTATATAAATACACCAAGAGAATATATTCTTCATTATCCCGGTATATCTCACTAACAGATGTCACGTACTCTATAAAATTTGAATCCTCCTTCATTGCTTGAGCATGTAAGCTTTCCATACCAAACCCATCTCTATTCTTTTTAACAACTTCAAGCCAATCATTTCGGTACAGGATCACTTGATCAGCATTTAATTTCCGACCAAATCCACCTTTAATCATGGTGTCATTATGACAGTCGAAACATAATGTTGATAAGTTCTCAATGTTATTATTGCTGGGATTTTCATCGATGTGATGAATTTGCACTGGTTTATTTCTCATTCTGCAAACACAACATGTTCGATCTGAAAGAAACATAAGTTTTGCAGCTATGTCTGCTGGTATTCCAGTTCGTACTTTCTTGGACATATCCATCCCCCTTTTTCCAGCAATTATACTATGCAGCCCACTCACTTTCATCAGTTGTTTAAAGAAATAAATTTAACTTTTCTCCCAAACCCTCCATCCTCTCTAGCAGTCTTGGCATCATGGCAGAACTTACACAACGCCTGCCAATTTTGCCGATCCCAAAACAATTTCATGTCTCCCTTATGTGGCTTGATATGATCTACTACAGTAGATTCTCTAACGCGTTCCTCTTTATAGCACTGGGCACATAATGGATTCTCCCGTAGAAAGGCCGCCCGTTCTATTCGCCAGTGGTGCCCATAACCACGCTTTGATGATGACTCGCGTTCTTGGTCATACCCTCTTTTCAATGCAGAGTGTTTAATGCAAAATCCTGTCGTAGTCAGCTCACTACATCCAGGTTTTTTGCATGGTTTTTTAGGTGATAATCCCACCTGAACTCACCCCCTCAAGGGTTACATAATGTCCCTTTTGAATTACTCAAACTGTACATTGTGTGTAACTCGTTATCTAACGGCTCTTCTTAGCCCTGTAAGGCTTTGAACCTGCTTGGTTAAATGAATTCCACCTATCCGTAATATGGAGAATTGATCAGGCTCTATGGCGTTTTAACGCTGCATCCATGGTGTCCTGTTCGACTCCGATATAGCGCAGTGTGACTTTCTCAGATGAGTGGTTAAAATAGTTCATCAACATTCCGATATCCTTATCGGTTGTCTCGTAATAGAAGATATAACCGAACGTTTTTCGAAGCGTATGGCATCCTATTTCTGACAGTCCGAATTCATCGCCAATGGTTCGCATGATCTTATAGGCCATAGATCGACTAATGGGCCGGTTCCATCCCTCCCGGCTTTTAATCAAGTATTCATTTGGAGCCTTTCCGGCAGTGTAATCATTCAACTCCCGTTTCAAATCCGGTTGAATGAGCACACGCTTTCTCTTACCTGTCTTTCTCTCCACAATGGAGATATGCGAACCTATAACATCCCTTACACGCAAACGCAAGATATCACTGATACGAAACCCTGTATTTATGCCAATCGAAAACATAATGTAATTCCTCATGTTCGTCGCTCTTAAAAAATCCTTAATGTCCTCTAATACTTCCTGATCTCGGACCGGCTGTACAAATTTCATATCACCGCCTCATTTCGATTTCCCAAAGCGCTTGGGAAAAATATTGGAAATAAAAAAAAGCCGCATCTGCGACTTTATTACATTCATACGAACTATCAATCTGAATCCCTATCACTAATGACATCGGTTATTTGAGCGATATAAATCCCGAACCGAATAGCGTGTCCCATTAAACTCACTGTTCCAAGAAGAGCATATACAAATACAAAGACTTCAAAAGTAAAAACATAAAGAAGAATATCGCGATCAAGGTATTCGATAAGCTTTAAACAAATGCATATCAAGGTTGATAAAGCCCATGCTCCGGCAAAGACCCAAAATGGAAACAAGAACTTTTGTAGTATGTTTTTCTGTAGAAACAAAGAAAGGAGTTTACCTTGAGTTAATGATATTAAAATTGCTAATCCAGCAATAACAATGCCTAATAATGATGCTGAGATCGAGGCAATTGTATCAGAAGTATATTCAATTAATCCCGAAAACTCAGTCACATCTTTTATAAAATAGTAGAAAACGCCTGCCAGTATTATTGCAACATAGAACACTGGAGTTATAAAAAAAGGTTTGAACGTGGTGATTTTTAAGAGACCATAAAATGAGGTGGTCTCCCTTGTTACTCGTTCGTTTCTCGCCATTATCTCAACTCACTTTATAGGAGCATATTTGTTATTCTCTCTGCAAATTCTTTAAGTTTTGGTATTAGTTCCTCTTTAGTGATTTCTTTATCGGTATGTGTCATCTGCACTTCATCCCTTGATTTAAAACTCTTTTTACGTTTTCTTTTGCCTCTTTTTTTGCCATAGGTATCGACCCGTGAGTAACCATATGCGCTTACATCCCCATAACCTTTAGAAACCATTTCGATACCACTTTGAATGAACTGACCTTCTTTATTAAGCCCATTTTTATTTTCAAGTGTAGTTTTCAAACGTGTTGCCTGTTCCTTTTTTATAATATCATCTAAGTCTTTATACGAATCATGATGAATAGGATTAGGATGTATCAAGTCAAACTCAATTTTAGTAAGGACTTCAATGTCACTAAGCTTTGATCTCATTACATCTTTTAAAGGAATTAGTTTAATAGATATTTCTCCAATTTCAGCGTGTCCATTATAAATGATATGTTGAAAAGCATCTATAAATGTCTCTCGGTTAATATCACCTGTTTCTTCAAAAATTAATATCTCAGTTTTAGAATTATAAAGAAAAAAGCTTTGTTTAGCTAAGTTAGGTATCAAAAAAGGTTCTGTCTTGGAGCCACTATAGATAAGTCTCTCCTCATTTCTATTCTTAACAAAATTCCCCCATATAAATACCTTATCATCATCTGTTTCGAGTTCCCCGAAACACCACTCCCAAGTTGACCTGTTTGTTTTATATTTTGGGTAGCTCAATATAACATCAGGGATTAAGCTTATCAAATAATGAATATCCGAACTAAAAATACCCTCATTGATATTTACCTTTGCTGCTAAAAACCTTCTTTTCAAAATATATCACCCGATCAGAAAAAGAACAAATGTTCCTTTTTGTAGTTATTTGTCCTTTTAATAATCAAGCATAATTCCAAATTTTTCAACATCTTTTTATACAGTAGTGATACCTTTGTTAGTTAGCCTGAATAGGATTCGAACCTATCTAATCCTTGAAGGCCATGAAGAATCCGTATTTCTATCCCGCCCGGATGGAGCGGATTGGGGGCATCTAACCCCACCTCACACCGAACCCTTGACGATAAACGTCTAAGGATGAATCATTCCATCCCACAGCGCGGCCGAGTTCCTACCGCGATAACGGGCAGTAGGCACACCGGAGAGGCTGAATTCCTCTCTATGTGCCTACTTTATAACTGAACTACAGACGCTGTGCGGACACTGAACAGACAAGCAATGGACAGTGTACAGACAAGTTACAGACAGATTTATAAATTACACTACACCCCACAATTTAAGCGTACTTGCCACTGATTCAACGCCATCCACAATCCGTCTGTCAAAGGTTCGTTCGTGGATTCTGTTCCATCGGATTACGGCTGCTTTGCGGGGATTTCCCTTCATAAATCGGTATTCCATCATTGCCCTAAGTTCCATGTCTACTATGACGCGAATTGCACGTTCTATATTTTCCGTTTTGAACTTCCAATCTTCATAAATGATCTGCTGCTTCTCATTTAGAACATCGCAAGCTCCTAATTCATCTACAATCTTACGCATTCTGATATACCTTCTAAGTAACATCTTCGCAGCAGTACGTTCCTCTTCCGTGACACTTTCGTAAAATTCCATCTGCACCACCGCAGCCCCCATAGTTGGCTCCTTTCATTAATATATATTTATGCTTTGGCCTCTCCCAACGCATGTTGGGCGAACGTTTCAGCTTTGGACCATCGAATCTGACCTTCTCTTCCTTTACGATCAATCGGTATATAACCGGCCGTCATTTTTCCTTCTTTAACTTCTATCTTCTCAAGACGGCGTAACAATCCATTCCGATACACGTATGTGCGACCAGTCTTTAATTTATCGATTCTCATCTCATGCCTCCTTGATTTCATCCCTTTTTGATACCCAAGCAAACCCGAATCCTTTTCGGAGTGGATCTTCAATTACATAAGCCACTCCTTTCGGAACGTAGGTGCCTGGTTCTACTCGTAATACTCCGAATCTGGTATCAATCGTTTGATTTTGAGAAATCGGAGCTGATGGGCAAACCACCAACTTCAAGTTCTCGATCTTGCATCCTTCACGAATCAACGGTGCAAGCGCGTTATGGATCATTTGTTGTGCTTTTGGTTTTAGGGTAGTCATTTAGAACGGATCTCCCTTTCTAGTTCCATCACCTTTACGGCGATTCAGTACCCGAAGCTCTAACTCATTGGTCTTGCTCTTATCGATTTGATCCAGGAATCTTGCCCATAGCGGTACATAACGATAATTACTAAGTTCTCGGGAACAGTAAACGTATGCAGCAGGCTGTTCTTTATCTCCGACTGGGCAACCAAGTTGAGAGCAGCGCGTAAACGACAGCAATATATCAGCAACAGGTTCAGGCGCACCCACCCATTTTCCTTCCCATTTCCATTCCCCGTTAATCTCAATCTGTCGAGGAATCAAACAAGGAATCATAGACGCTTGTGCCTGTGCTTTGTTCAACCACAGCTTACGCATTTCTGGCCTCGCTCATCTGCCTAGCAAACTCCATCATTTCGGCCATTTCCTCATCAGTCACTTGAGGGCCATCTTTTACACTTGGAACGACATCTATTTTTATCTTTCCCGATGCTCCCAAGTTGTTTTTCCCTTGCTTCGCCCTACTCTTGTTACGCATTTCTAGCACCAGTTTCGGGAATTGGTTACGGAACTTAGAAGCGCTTAGAACATTCGATTTCCAAAACGAATCCGTTACTACCCAATCCATGACTTGGTGGATTAAATTCTTATCCTCTTGCTTGTCCACTTCCACAAGCAATCTGAAATCATTAGCCCAAGTTTGTATGTTGGTTTTAGCAGTGAGATGCATCAAGCCCTCAGCATTAGCCATTTCATCTACTTTGGCCTTAAAGTAAATGGCCATTTTGTAATAGGGGCTATCCTCGTTGTATTCAGGTTTTGTTTTTCCTTTGACACTCTTAGCCTTTTTAGAATTATGAGAAGGATCATCCCCTGAAGGCGGTAACGTCTCAGGGGGTAACTCTTTATTCTTTAGTTCTTTACTTTCCTTTCCTTTACTTTCCTTTACTTTACTTTGTGGTGTTTCTGCTAACTTGCTGTTGCATTTATCCGGGTTAATGTAAACATTAACTACGTTTCCGTTAGCATTTATTACGGAAATGCTATGTGCCACATTTTTGCACTCTTCTGTCGGATCAACTAAAAGGTAGTCTTCCACAATCGTTATGGACTTCCGGCGCTTCGCTGCTTCAATAAAACGCTTTTGAAAGCCCTTAGAAGTCAAGACCATATGAGAATCGTAAACTTGCGGGTTGAAGAAACCCCATTTAATGCATTCATTAACGATGTCCTTTACTGTGTTAATGTCAACATTAACCCGGTTACTGAATACATATTGCTCACGCTCAGTCCATGGGTAGAAGTAACCGTTACGGTATACCTCCCCCATGATCTTCACGATGACTCCCAGCCCTTGCATCCCGAACTTCGCCATAGGAACAACAAGCTTGTCGTCCTGGTCAAAGTCGATATCTAACGGGAAATAGTCCAGGCTATCCTTTAATGGACGTGCCATCGCCTCTCTCCCCTTTCCGCATCACTATTCAAATAACTTAATTTTTGGTATAATCGAATAAATGAATTTTTTAAGTTCCAACTTAGATCACGTTTCCCAGACGTGATCTTTGTTCATTTTTGGGTATTCTATTGCATGGCTCCGGTTCTTCCACCGGATCAATGCGCAACAAAGTCCCTTTAAGTAACCTGATTTTATGATCTAAAGAGATCATTAGCTTAAGATCGTTAGCGGATTCCGCCTCCATAAATTCACGGTATAGAGAGTTGAGTTCTTTCCTGATCGAGCGGCGTTTCTTGTCCCTACTAGAAAATACATCCTTCAAGATTCTGCCTCCTTTCTCCGTAACTCTGCTTCCAACCTGGCGGCCTCATTGCTCATCAGGTCAAAGCCAGCGTTATTCAACAAATGTCCATGAATTAATAACTTACGGATTTCATTCAGCCTAGAAGTTGCAGCACATCGTTGTTCTAAACGCTCAGGAGACAATTTATTTGCCCCCTTGCTCATAAAGCCAATGTTGTAAAAACTCTCTCGTTTCACGAACTGGAAAATACCACTTTCCACCGATTTTCACCTTAGGGAATCGCTTATCATTAAAAAAGTTATCCTGAATGGTATTCCAGCTCATGCATGTCCGTTTTTTTAATTCCGAGGAATCCCAAAAAACATATTCGGCATCGATTTCTTTAATCAACTCCGTTATACGTTCTCTGCATAGCTTCTTTATCTCCGATTCATCTATATTTATTTCGAGTAATCCGTTCATTTCAATTCCTCTCCTTTATCTTGGGTAACACTCTGAACTCCAGATCCAGAGCGTCACAAATTTTATTTAGTGTTGTTTCGTTCCATCTTCTGCTGCCATTGAGCAAGTTGTGCATATACTGTGGCGAACAACCTATTAAATGAGCCAGTTCTGATGGATTAAGCCCTTTACTATCGATAATCGGTCTTACTTGTTCCGAAATACCCATCATTAATCACCCCCTTGTTTAAATATTAATCCATTAGATTAATTTAATCAAACAAGAAATTAATCAAATAGATGCATTTTCAAGCATTTTCCTTTATTAATCATATAGATTAATTAATTTGCTCGTTTTCTCTACTATTTGCTCCATTTTTAATCTATTTGATGTTTGTTTATTAATCTATTTGTTGATACTATATAATTATCAATTAGTTTAAAGGGGATTTGGAAAATCATGCCTAGTTATCCCAATAGAATAAGAGAGCTAAGAAAACTAAAGGATCTAAGCGGTGTGGATGTTGCCGAATATCTTGGTATTACTCCACAGTACTTATACAACCTAGAAAAAGGAACACGATCTTTGAGTACAGAAATAGCATCTAAATTAGCTGAATACTTTAATGTATCAGTTGATTATCTTTTAGGTCGATCAGTTGAGAAGTCGTCAAAAACAAACCCATTAGATATTCCAGAATGGGCCTCTGCAAAGGACATAGCTGACTTCAAAAAAATGCTTGAAGATGATAAACCTGTCATGTTTGATGGGGTACCCATTGAGGGGGAAAAACGCCAACGAGTGTTGGATGTTCTAACGGGGCTGTTTTGGGAAGCAAAAGAATTAAATAAGGAAACTTACGGTAGAAAGAACAACAAGACTAAAAACACCTCAAACGACAACAAAGAGTAGGTGGTTCAGTTTGGATACTACTATTCATAAACTTGTACGTAAGTTTAAGACCAATGACCCCTTCGAGATTGCCAAAGGATTGAATATTCTGATTCGATACGCAGAGTTTGATGAAGGTACACGAGGACTATACTACCGAAAGCTCAGGCGAAGGTTTATCGTAATTCACAACGGTTTAGACGAGCAATGGCAAAAGGTAGTTTGTGCTCATGAACTCGGGCATGATAGGTTACACCCAGGCATAAGCCGTTTCTGGCTTGATGAGCACACCTTTTTTAACGCCGGAAAATTCGAAAAACAAGCTAATGTGTTTGCACTGAAGCTCCTTACTTATTCGACAAACCAAGACGAAGATGAATCCTTAGAAAATTATCTTCTTCGTTGCGGTATTCCAAAAGAACTTCATAATCTCTATTCATAACCTTGCGCTTTCACCGCTGTGAGGCGGTTTAACATACATATTTAGGGGAACAAACGTTCTTTAGGGAGGGAATGGAATGGCAAATTTCAAGAAACACAGTACAGGCTGGGAATACAGAGTGAAATATAAAGATCCCTTCACTCAGAAATTCAGAGAAAAATCACAAAGGGGTTTTCTCACCAAAAAAGAAGCGCAGTTAGCTGCTGCTGATTTTGAGAAGAAAATCAATGAAGGTTTTGAACAGACCGATGATATTGAATTATCTACCTTTCTCCGAAATTGGCTTAAAGAATATAAGGAGGGGACTATTAGAAAAAACACTTTGATTTTGCATCAGAATAACATTGATAATCACATTGTTCCATATTTCAAACAAATAAGAATTAAAGATATCAAACCAATTATGTATCAGAAATTTCTAAACTCCTTAACAGAAAGCAACTACAGTAAAAGAACTGTTGAATTAGTCCATGCCACAATGCATAATGCCATGGAAAAGGCTGTTACTCTTTGCAAAATCGAAAAAAATCCTTGTAATGGAGTAACCATCAAAGGGCATAAAAAAGAACAATCTGTACAATTCATTGAATCTTGTGATATTCCCAAATTTCTACAATCTGCTCATCAGTATGGGTACATCTACTGGATTTTCTTTAAGGTGCTTATTGAAACTGGAATGCGAAAAGGCGAAGCAGCAGCGTTGCAATGGACAGACATTGATTTCAAGAATCAAACTATTAATATTAGTAAAACCCTTGATTTTAGTGCTAAAGAAAATGAGAGCCTATTCGGGGATACAAAAACTTTTAATTCAAAAAGAACAATACGAATGAGCAAGTCACTTGTAAACGATCTAAAGTATCATCTGAATTATCAAAATCAAAACAAGCTAGCACTAAATAATGTTTACAGACACGATCTCAACCTAGTTCTTTGTAAAGATGATGGAAAATTCATTCCAAAGTCTTCACTCTTTAATTCATTCTCAAGAATCCTAAAGCGCGCAGGCATACCCAGCATGCCAATACATGGTCTTAGACATACACATGCTGTACTAATGCTTGAATCTGGAGTTGATATGAAATATGTCCAGGAACGTTTAGGTCACGGAAGTATCCAAATAACCTCTGATATTTACGCTCACATCTCCAAAAAAATCGAAACAGACAACATGGAGAAATACGAGAAGAATAATAATTTCGGGGGCATTTCGGGGGTGAAACAAGAATAG